ACTCGCTAAACTTGAAGCACTTGGTCTAACCGAAGAAGAAGCCAACGCGCTTATTTCTTAATCTAGGAAGGTCGGCAAATGACTACTACCTATCGGTATCTGTTTGTAGATCTACCTACTAACACGATCATTGCTGAGTTACCCCTTACTGGGGTTGGCTTTACGCAGCAGTTAAACCAGGCTGGAACCTTCTCGGGTCACCTTTTGCTTTCAGGCTTAAACGCCGCCGCCTTTAACATCGATGCCTCAACGATCCCAGGCAAGTGCGGTATCTATGTCGATCGCAACGGCATTTTGGTTTGGGGTGGGGTTATTTGGGGTCGCACTTACAACAGCAGCGATCAGACCTTGAGTTTCACGGCCCGCGAGTGGATCTCCTACTTTGAACGCCGCCGTATCACAACAACCACAGACTTCAATAACATCGACCAGTTGGTGATCGCAAAAACCCTGATTGAGGATGCGCAAAACGAACCCTACGGCGACATTGGAATTCTTTACAACACCGCAGGGCAAACTTCCTCGGGCGTTTTGGTTGATCGCGTCTACTACGACTATGAACTCAAGACTGTGTTCAACGCCATCCAGGATTTATCACGCCAGGATGATGGCTTTGACTTCGACATCGACATCGAATATGACGGCATCACTGGGCTTCCAACTAAGGCCTTCAACACATACTTTCCCCGAAGCGGAACCTCCTACAACGCCAGCGATCCCGAGGCTATTGTCTTCCAGTTCCCTGCGGGCAATGTGGTTGAGTACGAATACCCTGAGGATGGATCAATTGCGGCTAACACCATTTACGCTTTGGGCGCAGGTTCTAACGAGGGCAAGTTGGTATCAACTGCCGAAAACACCGCATTCCTTCTTGATGGTTGGCCTTTACTTGAGGATCAAGCCAACTACTCTGACATCACCGATCAAACGGTGCTAGATGAGTTGGCCACAGCCCAAGTGATCGCCGTGTCCTATCCCCCAACAACCATCAAAATGGTTGTGCCACCCTATGTAATTCCCGAGTACGGAACCTACGAAGTGGGCGATGATGCACGCGTTTTGATCCAAGACAACCGTTTCCCCGAAGGCTTGGATGAGATTTATCGCATCGTGGGTGTATCTGTGCAGCCTGGTGAGGATGGACCTGAACGCGCTACTCTTACTTTGACCCAGGGTTCAGGAGAAGCGTAATGGCCTACATCAACCAACCGCCAGCCTTGCAGCAGATGTTTGCCGATCTAGACAGCCGCTTGCGCAAGTTGGAAACTGCGGTGCGTTTCACGGCTCCCGATGTTTCAACTGAACCAACCTACCCACGCGTAGGTGACATCATCTTTGATAACTCAGATGATCTGATGAAGTATTGGAATGGAACAGCCTGGGTTGAGTTTGCCGATAACAACCTCGGCACATCTATTATTGTTACTACGAATGCAACGCTGAAAACGGTCAACAACAACATTGCATTCACGGGCCAGCCTTTGACCATTGAGTCCCAACGCATCGGCAAGATGATCACGGCTTACGCCGAGATCGTTGGCACAACAGTCAGCAACTGGGGAACAGGACAGATTTACTTCGAGTTGCCAGCGGGCTTTCCAACCTTTGCGCACCAGGTTATTGCGGGCGGGGCCGTCATAGATGGCGGGACCACCTACACAATCTTTGGAGTGATTGCCCAGGGTGATAACAAGATGTACTTATGGCATCCAACTTCCAACGGTGGCTCAGACACCGTCACCCATAACAAGCCAGCCGTTCTAGATGCAACCTCGACCATTGTTATAAATGGCGTTGCTTTAATCGCATAATTGTTATTATTACAACATGACACCTAATGAATGGCTTGGCATCGGAGTTGCCGTCAGCACCCTTTTGGGATCGCTGGCAATTGCGGTGCGCTTCTTAGTGAAGCACTACCTGTCCGAATTGAAACCAAATGGCGGAGCAAGCCTTCGCGATGAGCAAACTAGGCAAGGCGCATCAATCAAACGGTTAGAGGATCGTATAGATGAGATTTATCGCTTGCTTATTAGTCGCCCTTAGTCTGACTGGTTGTGGGTATCAAGGCTGGACTAGGTATCCTTGCCAAGAATATGAAAACTGGCAAAAGGCTGAATGCAACCCACCTCAATGCGAAGCGATCGGTCAATGCACTAAGGACTTACTACCGAATGTGGAAACCGATGGCTAGAAAAAGACTCACACCCGAGGAATTGCACGCTCGCCTGATCGTCACGATTGGCATCCTGCTTGCTTTGGTATTTGCAGGATCGGTCTTTGCGATGCTTTATGCGTTGGTATTTGTGACGCAACCTATGGCCCAGGCTCCCAATGATGCTGCGTTTATAGATCTAGTCTCCACTCTTTGCGTGTTTCTAACTGGCACCCTTTCAGGCATCTTGAGTGCAAATGGGCTAAAATCTAAACCGAAGCCAAAGGAGGGCGAAATCGATGAGCCAACGCGATGAGTTTGTAGAAGTTGCGCTGAAGGAAGTCGGCACGATTGAAGGGCCAAAAGATAACGAAACCAAGTATGGCGCTTTCACAAAAGCCAACTTCTTACCTTGGTGCGGATCGTTTGTAATGTGGTGCGCAAACCAGGTGGGTCTCAAGATTCCTAACTGCGTGTCTACGCAAGCAGGAGCCTCTGCGTTTCTAGCCAAAGGGCGCTGGCAAGCAGCCGAGGAAGCAACCCCATTACCTGGCGACATTGTTTTCTTTGACTTTCCAGGAGATGGGATCGACCGCATTTCGCATGTGGGCATCGTTGTAAAAGATAACGGCAACGGCACGATTACTTGCGTGGAGGGAAATACCAGCCCTGATAAGAAAGGCGACCAAAGAAACGGCGGCGAATGCTGCTTGAAGGTTCGCGCTTACAAGAAAAAGAACGGCAGTAAATTAGTCAAATCTAAGCCTGTAGCAGTTGTGGGCTTCGGTAAACCAAAGTTCAAGGAGACCAAATGAACGCACAGTTAAAAGCAGCACTTGAGTCATACGCACGATCCTTTGTGGTTGCGGCCATCGCCGTTTATTCCGCAGGGGAAACCGATCTGAAAGCCATCCTGATTGCTGGATTGGCCGCAGTTGCTGGCCCAGCGATCCGCGCAATTAATCCCAAGGACCCAGCGTTCGGCTTTATTGCCAACGCAGTCGATGTTGAGATTAAGGCGCTTGCCAAGAAGTCTAAAAAGAAAACAAAGTAACCGCAGCGAATTGCACCCGACTTTCTCTCGAGGTCGGGTGCTTTCTCTTTCATAACTGTTAAGGTATCCTTTAGGCTCGAGGAGGCATCATGCTTAATGACAAATTCATCGAAATCCTGTCCAAGCGACAAATTCGGCGCGGATCAGAATACTGCGCGTATCAAGAGATGTATAAAGGCTTGAGCAAAGAGGATCAAAAGGCACTTGATGATGCATGGGCAAAGAATTACCCCACAAACCTCATCGTTCAAGCCCTGCGTGCAGACGGACATAAGTGCAGTTCCGACACGATCCGACTTCATAGAAACGGCACATGTAGATGTCCGAAAGAATAGATGCCCTTCTAAACGAACGCGGCAGAATGTATGGTGCGGCTGTTGATAACTTTACGGCCGTTGGCCGAGGCTGGGGCGCTATTCTTAACATCGAGGACATTCCCCCTTATCAAGTAGCGCTGATGATGGACTTCCTCAAGACCATTCGTTGCGCGATCAATCCAATGCATGAGGACTCATGGCAGGACAAAGCGGGCTATTCGGAACTTGGGAAACGGATCGCTCTCGATGAGTCTTAAAGATCAATTTGATGAGATGCCTGAAGGCGTAGAGTCCAAGGATGTAAAAGAATTACGGCAAGCGATGCTGCGTTTGCAGAAACAACTGAAGCAATCAAAAGAACGCAACGAGGACCTGGTCTTTGCTACACGCCAGGCAGCCTACGATGCAATGCTCACTTTTGGCAAAATACCATCAGTTCCAACCGTGGCTATTGATAAACGCAAAGCAAAAGGCGAAGTTGCGCTTTGGCACATGACGGATTGGCAAGGAGCCAAACGAACCGTCAGTTATAACTCTCAGATCATGCGCAGACGCGTGATGGAATTTGCAGAGAAAGCCGTCAGGATCACCGACATTCAACGCGCTGATCACCCTGTAAAAGAAGTAACCATTGCCTTTGGCGGCGACATGGTTGAAGGCTTGTTCAACTTCCCAAGCCAGGCTTTCGAGATTGATAGCACCCTATTTGAGCAATATGTAAATGTTTCTCGCCTTTGCGTGGATGTGGTCAGGTTTGCCCTGGCTAATTATGAAAAGGTCACCGTGGTTCCCGAGTGGGGAAACCATGGTCGGATCGGATCAAAGCGCGACAATGTTCCGCGATCCGATAACTTCGACCGTATGTGCTACGAGTTGGCCCATCAGTTGCTTCAGGGAGAAAAACGCCTGGTGTGGCAGGACTGTCCTGAGGATATTCAACGCATCGAGATTGGCAACTACCGAGCGCTGTTGATCCACGGAGATGAAGTGGGCCGCAACGGTTTTGCTTCCCCTGGTGCAATAGTTCAACACGCAAACAAGTGGCGCTCGGGTTCCTACCCTTGGGAGTTCAGAGATGTTTATATTGGCCACTATCACACGCACGCGGAGTGGTCGATGGCTAACGGACTCGGAGCGGTGTATCAAACAGGCTCAACGGAGTCCGACAATCGTTATGCAGGTGTGATGCTTGCGGCCAGCGCAACTCCATCGCAACGCCTTCACTTCATTGATCCAGTAAAAGGCCGCGTGACTGCCGCCTACAAGGTTTGGTTAGATTGAGGCCTCTGCTGCATCCACAGCATCATCAACAGAGTAGGAATGTTCCTTAGAACATTGTCCACATTCTTTGCACATCAATCATCCTCATAATCATCACCATAATCGCTGGTGATCAATCTCATGTCTGCGATGTCGATGCCATTATCTTTTGCTTTATCCATTGCTTCTTTGAAGGTGGAAAGGCAACGGCTAGTTAGATCGGTAACCATGTCGGGATATTGGGCCTCGGTTCCCAATTCAACGGCAAGGCCGCCTA